TCCTGGTATCTATTTCGTTTTTTGGAGTGGTCCACATTTGCTATACGTTTTGATGGAGCTGGTTTTCTACCTCTAGGTTTACCTTGATATGAATTGTCATCACCTAAACCACGTTCCCATAGAAAGTTTTGTTTACGTATTATATTGACTAAGTAGTCTCTACGTTCTATATAATCTGGATCTTCTATATTATTCATAGTTTCTGTGTGAATTATTTGTTACAACTCCATCTTCAATAATAAGATATTCTCCTGATGTCTCCAAACAATCTATTAAAAAATATCTATTACCTGTTGCTTTACCTTTAATGTCCATTTCCTTTATTTGGGTATGTCCTACAACTTGAATAACTTCTTTTCTTAATGTATCATAATTTGCTCTCATTAATGATTTTGGTCTAATCCAAATTGGAGATTGTTCTTTATCATCACCGTAAGGATCTATATTAAATTCTGGATTTCTAAATTTACCAAAACCAAATGTAAGTGGTTTATATTTAAACATTTCATTTAAATCATCAGCAATATTTTCTACTCTCCATTTATAACTAAAAGCAAAATCCATAAATACACTACTTACACCAGCGTGGCTAAATAAAAATTCTCCATCTTGATAAGCCATTTGTAAGTGTTGTTTGTTATCTTCTAATAAAAATTCAATTGCTGGTCTATAACCTGCTTTATAACCTGAATATGTTTCATCAATACCTCTCATATAATGATAATCATGATTACCGATTAACATAATAACTTCCTTACCACTTGATTTCTTATATTCAATAATATCTAAAAAGTTATTTATTTGGTCTGAAGGTGGAATCTCAAATGAATCAAAGTAATCACCTATGAAAATTACTTTATCTGCATTTTCATGTTCAACTATTTTTTTCCATACATTATTACCATGGACATCCCCTATCGCTATTGTCTTCATTTGCTACCTCCATTATTTTTTCCATAAAACTATTTGCATTATAATCTCTTCTTGAGATTAGTTCTTTTAATCTTACTAATTTTTCTTTATCATCTTTAACATTCGCATTATGTTCTTCTACTCTCATTAACATTTTTTGAATGGCTCTTAAATTATGATAATATAGTTTAGCATTATCCATAAATGCTTCCATTCGTTTCCAATACTTAAATGTGACACTTGATCTAATATCTAAAGCGTATCTCATTCTATAACTGTAAGTTATACTTGGATGAACTAATTTTACTTCAAAATCATTATAAAAAATAGTCATTGTATCTTTTAATCTAATGATTTCATCATTGAAAATATCCAATTTGAAGTAAACTTCTCTATTTAAATCAGGATAATCGTTTCCTGGTTCACTATATGTTTTAGAAAACTGCCACATATGTGCTTTAGGATCAAATGATGATTTTTCTATCATTTCCTCTTGATTATAACCAGAATGTGTATCTCTTAAACCAAAGAAATTCTTTAATATATTATAATCTTCTTCTGTAAATTCATCTATTAAACCGAGATCAAAATCACCTATTATATCATCCATCGGTTCAAAACCTAATAATTTAAGAGACAAACTACCTGTTAACACTAATTTGTTATTAGCTGCTAACATAGGTAAAATGTACTGCTCAAATTGTTTTTGACGATCTACACTGGTGAAATCATGAGCTGTAAATAGGTTCTTTTTAAATTCCAATCTCATTAACCCAGTGTCTGGGTTTAAGTTGTATATTATATTCATAACCTTATTTTTGTTGTTTTCCTTTGTTGTAAGCGTAAATTAGAATTGCTAAAAATATGATTGGTGCGATCAATATATGCATAACCTTTAATTTTTTATATAATTAAATATAATCAAAGGACTTCGGTCAATCTAATTTTTCTATGGCTTCTTGTAATGCTTGTTTTATAGCGTTGGATATGGTCATTTTTGAAAATGGTATTTTTCCATCTTGCAATTCAATCATCACTGTTCTAACGTCTGTACTTGAAGCACCTTTACCTTCTAATACATTACCCATAAAATGTAATTTAATTCCTATTTCAGTTGTTTGAGTGGCTGTACCCACGCCTCCAAAACGTAGTGATGATGAAGGCATTCCAATATAAAATATCTCAATTGCTATCGGTTCACCAACATCTGATAGACAGTGTTTTTCACTTAATAGCTCATCTGCTGTTTGTTTAATACCGAAACGAACATCTCTAGTTGATAATTGTTTTAATTTAGCAGTTACATATACTGTATCTACTTTAACACATGCTTGTTGTGCTTGTGTTGTGAATGGAAATAATAATAAAAATAATAAAATGTATTTCATAATTAAAATTTAAGTGTTGAACCAATTAATATAGTATGCATCAAACCCCATTTTGGCGTTGTATTCATATTTCCTCTGTAAGTTAAATTTAATTTAAAACTCTTTGACAATTGTAAACTAAAAGCATTACCTACAACTGCGTTGAATGTGGTTGAAGTACTTGTAAAATCTTTTCCTATATCATAATAAGGAGAACAGAATGTTATAAACGCTTCTGGTTTGTATTGTATTTTGCTTGTTATTTTAAATTCTTTCTGAATTAGAAATGCTGTATAAGGTACTAAAACATAATAAGGATTTATATTGTCTTTATCTCTATTTTCAACTATAGCCACTCCAAATTGAATACCTGAACTTAGATCTTTTACTTTTTTAGAAAACCAAACTCTAGTTACACTAGTACCTCTATTATATGTTGAACCCATTTTACCAAAGTTTAAATGATAATACCAGTTTTTATTTCTATAATAGAGTGAATATGTTTGTTGAGTGAAATCAAATGTTGTTAAAGCATTTATACCAAATCCTTTACCATAATTAAATTTACCCCAACTTAAACTAGTACCTGGTCTGAATGCAGGTTGATCAGTTTCGTAAGTATTACTTCCTATAAATGTTAAGTCAGCTGAATTTAGTATTTGATTTGGTTTAATTATACTTCCACCACCAAATGATCTAGATTGTGCTCCCATAATCCCATTTTGTGTTGTACCAAATTCTTGATTTGTAGTAGTTGTTGTAGTTGGAGGGGGAGGTGGTGGAGGATTAATTTGCCCAAACGATAATATAGGTAATAATATAAGTAATAAAATCTTTTTCATAATTAATAACTTACTGTCCCTGAATAACCAGGTGATATTATATAATAGTTTGTTGTTGTACTAGCAGTCATTGTAGGTGTTGTAATACTACTTATACCAGGATAAGTTGCTTTTATATTAGCTGTTGTTGCTTTAATAGCATTATATTGTGCTGTTGTAAATAATAATGAATTAGATATATCAATCCAACTAGCAAATATATTCCATCTTTTAGCATTAACATAATAAGCATCTGATATTGTTATAGCTCCATCATTATTTACATCATACATATAATAATGAATACCATTAAATGTTGTTCGTTTATTTACTACATTAGATATAGCAGTTATATCAGTGTTAGTTGGTATTGTAACTGGATTAGGAGCTGATATTTCAGCATACCATTCTACTGATGGGTTTGTTGCTCCTGAGTAAACGTAATATCCTAATGAGTTAGTATAAACTGTTGATTCTAAAGTCCAGCTAGTGTAATTTACAATATATTCAAATTCAAGTACATAAGGTAAAGAAACACCATTTGGTAAGTCATTCCATTTACCACCACCAACAAATTGAACATAATCTTCATTACCGGCATTGTTTGGTTCTCCAGGATTCCAAGATGTATAAGAATAAGCCTCTCCAGTTACCCACCTCCAAACACCTTCAGTTACTTCATCTGTTAATCCAATCCAACCTGAAGGCCATAAATTAAAAATAAAAGTATTTTCAGCTGCTGTTGTTACAGTAACTAAATGTCCACCCATAGCTTCACAGTTTGCTTTTGCTGTTAACCAAAATGCCGAACCTGTAGATCTGTAATATGAATGACCATTATAGTTATTCTGAGATGTAAATCCTGTTAAAGTTGGAGTTGTACGTTTATATATTTTGATTGGAACATTAACTGCTGGTGATCCACTTGCTGTGTAAACATAACCACTATAGGTAAATGTTTGAGCTAAACCTACAAATGATAATAAAACGAATAATATAGTTAATATGTGTCTCATTATAATGCTATTCTAGAACCTACTATAAATGAATAATTTAAAGCACCACTACCTACTTGATAAGCGCCCCCTAAATTTAAATTAATTTTAAAGTTTTTAGTTAAACTAACGTTTGTACCTATTGAAGGTAATAATACTAATGGTGATTTTAAAAGTAAATCATTATAATATTGCATGTAAGGTGAATAAACTAATAAGTTAGTTAGTTTAACACCTATTACTTTTGCTATTTTAAAATCATACATTGCACCTACAATAACTGAAGTACCAATTAGTTTCTGTTTATAAATATGGCCATATGAACCTGAAGCCATATAAACTAACTTAATACCAGCCCAATTTACTACTTGTCCAAATGCAACTGAATTATATAATGCTCCTTTACCTTCAAACCCAAGTGATATTGTATTTGATAATAGTGTAGTTCGTTTCTTTCCTATCCAACCATAAAACCCAGTAATGTTAGGTCCTTGTATTTGGGTAGAATAATCAAATAAACAACCACTTGTTCTTAACCCATCCCATCTAGTTGAAGTATAACCACCTGATATTTTACCACCTCTAGATTTATCTGTATTACTATAAGCAACTAAATCACTTGATCCAATTACAGTTGGTTTTAATACATTTTGTTTTTGGTTTGAAGTTGATTTATTATTACTACCTCCACTTTTACTTCCACCACCACCTGAAGAACTACTTCCGCCTCCACCACTATCACCTCCACCATCTGATGATTTAATACTATTACTTGTTCCACTCATTACATCAGATCCACCTCCAGCAGCATCATTACCATCACCAGTTCCTGTTCCATCTCCCGTTCCACCACCAACATCACCTCCAGTTCCTCCACCTGTACCTCCAGCATCACTACTTACATCTATATCAGGTGTAGCTGGTGGTTCATTAGGGTCTGGAGCATTTGGGCTTGGAAATGATAAATTAGCAACTGTATTAACTATACCTGTTAATGTAACAGTTGTACTTTGAGATTGTGTGATTACATTTGTAACACCTACACCTGCGCAAGGTGATGTTACATGATAAACATCATAAGTACTTTTAACCCAACTATCAAAAACACCATTTGTTAAATCTATTAAATCGAATGACTTAACTTGATTAAAGTATGTTACTGCTATTTGACTTTGTCCTAATGGAACTGATATTTTCTTTAAATTACCATCACAAGGATCATAGTAAGCATAGTTGAAGGACTGACTGTAACCAGCCAATCCAACAAGTACTAACAATATAGTTAGCAAATATTTCATTATTTATTTACTTTAGAAGTCACAGCTAATACTGAATCCAACATCGCCATGGATGGATCGCCGTAACCTTCTTCAGTAAAACTACTACCTCCTGTAACTGCACTATCAACAGCTGCTGCAGCTGCTCCTTCAGTTAAGCAAGGATCATTTTCTACTTCTTTAACTATTTCTTTATAATCAATAATCATTTTTTCAATATGAACTATTGTTTGAACTAGTTCTTTATTTCGTTCAATTAAAGGTTCACATCCTGTACTTTTAAAATAAGTGTGTAATACAGCACCTAATGTAGTAAAGGATAAAATAATTACTAATACAATTAATCTTTGTTTAGCACTAAATTGTTTTAATATGTTTGCTATCTCTTTCATTATGATTTAAATATTCCTTTTTTAATCATTTTTAAAATAACATTTACTGAAGCACTTTCTAATGCTTTTTTAGTTGTAATACCAATTGTTGATTGGTTAAACTTAATATCATCTACATCACTTAATATTGATGAAGTTTTCACTGTTGATGCTTCGCCTAAATCACTACCTGTGATTATTTCTCCTGATTCAGCATCTACAAATTTAATTTGTAAACCTAAACGAGTTGTTTGAGTGGCTGTTGCTTTACCTTTCATTTTTACCACTTCGTCTTCTGAAACACTGAAATCATATACCTCAATATAAACGAAATATTTAGCTAATAGAATTTTACCTTTACCATCTAATTTGTTTTCAGTAAATCCTTTAGCTGATGCTTTAAATTGGTTAATCATTCTTTCTTTGATTTCCAATTTATCTTCTGTGAATTTGAAACGATTTGTTTCTTCTAAGAATTCAATTACTATGTTTGTAACACCTAATCCAATACGTTTGTCTTTTAAATCAGGATACATTTCATATAACTCTTCACTAATACCAATCTTTAATAACTGAATAGGTATTTTGACAGTGTCCTTGTAATTGAGAACACTGTCTAATGAAATACCTTTTTCAAATCTTGCTTTGTACGTATCGGTTTTTATTGAACCAATCTGTGCTGAAGTGATGAATGGTATTAATAACATTAATGCTACTAATAACTTTTTCATTAATCTTCTTTTGTTGATGTAGCGATATCTTTTTTCATAGCTGTAAATTTATCAAAAGATGATAAACCTAAACAACCAAAAGCTAATAATGCTACCGCGTTAACTAATGTAGGTGAAGGTGCTTGATCAGCTGGAGAGAATGAGTTGTGATACATTGTAACACAAAGTGCTACTGTAGCTAACAAACCACAAAGTCTCTTCATTGATACTTTACCTGTTTCGTCGTAGAATAATTGTTTCATGTTTATGGGTTTTTAGTTATTAATTACCAAGGAGCTTCTTCTGTTTCGCTCTTTTTAGCTGGTTTTTCTTTTGCTGCAGGTGCTGCTTTTTCTACTACTCTTTCTTTGATGATAGTATTAGTTCCACCTGATTGTTTTTGTTGGTTAGTGTTATTGTTTTGCAAGTTAATAACAACTGGAGCAGCAGGAGCTGCTTGTTCTGTTTTAGTTTCTTCTTTAGATTCACTACCACCGAATAAGTGAGTTGTAACCCAAGTACCACCTGCTAATACTGCTGTTGAAATAGCACCAACAATTGTTTTTTTAAGACTTGACCAAGTGCCTTCACTGGTCTCTACTTTTTGTTCTTCTGACATTTTATTAAGGATTTAAAGTTGATGATAATGATGTTCCGTCTTCTTCGTCTACTTTCTGAATTAACATTTTGTCTCTATCTTCAGAGTTAAACCAGTAGTCTACTACTTTATTTAAGTTACCTACAAATGCACCTAATAGAATAAGTAACATTTCTTTCCAGTTTTCAGCTATCTCTAATTTAAACATAACGGCCATATTAATACCGAATATGATAAAGAAGAATAAGAATAATACAATACCCGTAATTTTCCAACGGTTTGATTGCATTTGTTGTAACATAAAGTAAAAACGATTTTTATCTTCTACTTTAACTGGTTCTGATTGACCTACGAGGCCTTTGATTGTGTCTTTGATTTTGCTCATTTTTAATAATGGTGTTTTGTTTTATGAATTTGATGATGGTAATAATTACCCTTACATCCATATTTTGGCCTAACCATAACTATACATGAACCGAGCATCATTACGACAATAAATATTAATAACTTTTTCATTTTAATTTAGTATTACTTTACTAGATGTTTTATAATTACCAGTGCTTAAATTAGCTACATACATACCTGCTTTAAAATCACTGATGTTTGCTTTATATGTATAAATACCCTTAGGTATATTTCCCTCAACAACTGTATAAATTTTTCTTCCATTTTGATCAAATAAAGCAACCATTGTTTGACCATCTTCTGGTACTGCAAATTGAATTGTTATATCACCTGTTGTTGGATTTGGACTAACTTGTATAACCGCTACAGCATCGTCCTGAATTGCATTTGGATTTTTAATTCTTTTAATCTCAACTCTACCATCTGTAGGTGTTATGTTTAAGTCAGTCGCTGTACTGTTACCCGCGAATTTGCGAGTAACGTACAACGGTGATACATTCCAATCTGCTTTAGGTTTTAACGCCTGGAATTGAAGTGTTAGAACTTGTTCTTCATTATCTAATAAGTGTTCGTTATTCGACACATCATATCCTCCCCACTCAACTACTCCGCTATTTGGATTTACAAATGACATCCAATTACCAACTTTTTCTTCAGCTATTACGCCTTTAAATGCTAATAATGTTGTATCAAATCTCATCGCAAGCTGTAATGCTCCTAATCTTTCACCATTAGTAAAAACCTTTATAGGTATGTTTACTAAATTACCTTCATCAACTGATAAAGATGGCAATCTAACTTCAATCGTGTTCAAGTTAGCCAAGTATTCGACTGTTTCGTCTATAATATAGTCACTATTGTTCGGGTTAGTAATTTTTATAGGCGTCAGTCTTGCCATTCATATACCCGTACCATTAGCATCACCCATACCTAACACGTAATAAGTTACTGAGTTTGGTTGGCCTGCTACGATATCATAGGTAAAGTTAGTTACACCTGGTGTAGTTGCTGTTAAGTTAGTTGTTGCTGTACTAATTGTATTGTATTCAGCTGCTGTAAAGAATTTAATATCTTTAACGTTGTTAACCCAAGTATTAAATCTACCTGCGATTCTACCGAATATTACATAAGCATCTGAGATTGTAATTTGATTATCACCATTTACATCAGATGAATGGAAATCAAATCCTGCTGGTGTTGCTGTACCTAATACGAATTGGTTTACTTTTTGAGCATCTGCTACTGAAACGATGTTACCAGTTGATATTGTATCGCCTTTAACTTCTAATCTAACTGCCCAATAAGTAGTATCAATGAATTCATCATAAGATACGGTACCTGTTAAACCAGTTGATTTAGTTGATACGATAGCCCAAGTACCACTTGTTTTAGGTTTTTTCTCTAATGATACAGTAATGTTTTTAGATGGAGTACCAGTTACGTTTGTAAATGTAGCTGTGTAAGTGAATCTAGGTCTGTAGAAGTAACCACCATAGCTATGTAAGCTTAAGGTAGTATCCATACCTGATTGTTTAGATGCTAATTGACTATAAGATAAAGCACCTGTAAACTTCATTGAGTCAATCGCTGTTAAATTCTGGAATGTTGCTGCTGGAGCGTGGTTGAAAGTAATTTCAAACGTTTCAGCATTTGGTAGTGTGTAAGTTGAAGAACTACCAATGTACACCAATGTAACAGTGATGTGACCATTTGTAGTATCAGCTACATACTGTAAATTTAAATCAGAGTTAGCTGTAACTAATGCTACTGAAGGTGTTTTAAATGCTATCTTGTCATAAAATACACGGAACTGAACCCCGGTTACTTTCGTACCAGTTGAGTTTTTGTACGTGATTTTTGCTTTGGTTTGGTTTGCTACTGAAGTACCTACTGTGTAAGTGGTATCAATTAATAGATAGTTGCCGTTTCCGGGAGCGGCAGGTCCTGTTTGTGCGAATGTTATCGCAGGGATCAGGCATAACAATGCCAGTAATAATTTTTTCATTGTTAAATGTGGTTTTTAGTTGCACATATAAATATGAAAAAATAGCGACCCAGTTACGGATCGCTATTACATTTTTGCTATATATTCTTTAAGTGTGATACTTTGTTCTTTTTCTAGGTAATGAAATTCTGAATGGCAATTACGACACAGTGTTATACACTTTCCAATTTCATCTTGTATTTTTTTAATACTATGTTTAGGTGCATTTCCTAATTCAAAACTTTTTTCTGTAGGATCAACATGGTGAAAATCTAATACATACCATCTTGATTCATTACATTTTTTACAAGAACATGTTTTTTTATAATCGTTCACAAAATCTCTTCTTTTTTTATTTTGTTTTACTTTATTTAAACGATTTTGTTCTTTTACATATTCTTTATTTTTTTCTTCCCATTTTTTAACGTATTGTTTACTTTTTTCAGGATTTTGTTCTTTATATTCTTTTACTCTATCACTATGTTTTAGTTTATTATTTTGATAATAACTAGCGTAATAATTTTTGTTCCCCGATACTCCCATATTATTATTTATTATAAATATATGGGAGAGGAGGAACTGCGTGGAGCTGGGGAGGATCGAACTCCCGTCCAAACAATAAGTCTAAATCGACTCATTCACAAGCTTAGTTTATTTTTCTAAACAAACAAAATAAATGGTTCCTATTTTGACATCGTTACCAATAACTGTGTCGAGTTCACTTCAACTAAGGTAGCACCCTGAACGAGACCTTATGTGTCACATTCTGTTTTAAGTCCCATGATGTGTACGGGAGAGACTAGGCAGCTACTGCGTAATCAGCACCAACGAAAGACATAACGTCTTCGAAAGTCATTGTAGATAATTCTACTGCGTTTATTGTTTGATAGGTGTTTAAGGATTTCCATCTAATCCTGCTTGCATCTTTCTCTACTTCAATTGCTGTCAATACCAATGCCAGCCCCATAGTGTACAGGAGGTTGGGTTTGAACCAACATGGTTTAGTTACCTATTAACCAACCTATCTTATTAGGTCACGTCTGCCGAATATTACAGTGGCCACTATAATATATTCCGCCACTCCTGTATTTCTCCTTAGTTCACTCCTGCCCTTGGACATACCGTGACGGGTTGTTTATCCATATATTTCTACCTAAGGAGTTGCCTCGATTTATATAGATCCGGGTAGTCAGACCTGGACTCGAACCAAAACAAACAGAACCAAAAACTGTTGTGCTACCATTACACCATCTGACTATTTGGTCTACTTTCTAGTTAGCGGCACCTTTACACGGCCGAAGACCTCTAATCGTGACGTTTTTAAATTATTTTGAAGTCAGGACAGGGTTTGAACTCTGTATGGACACATTTTATAGTTGTTTAAGTCCAGAGCAACTTACACTCATGCGTTTACCAATTTCGCCACCTGACTATCACAACTTTTTTAGACACGATTGAGTTGTCAACAATCCTTACTAACGATTAAGAGCACTGCAGTTCTTATGGTATGCGTTTGCTGTGTTTCGATCCCGTGTACTTAGGGCCGTCTAAATTACTATTTAGTAGCAGCTGTATCTACAGTTGTTGCTGTGCTATCTACACTTACTGCTGTTGAATCTACTGCTGTGCTGTCTGTAGTTGGAGCAGTTGTTGCTTCGTTAGAACATGCTGTCATTGTCATTGTTGCGATTGCGATCGCCGCGAAAATCATTTTTTTCATAATTTTTATTTTTGTGTTAATTAATATAATTAAATATAAGTGAAATACTTAGGTCAAACAAATCTTAGAATCCCATCCCACCACTAAAATCGTCTTCTTTCTTTTCTTTAGTTGGTTCGTCGTGGACAATAGTTTCAGTTGTTAATACTGTTCCAGCAACTGCTGCTGCGTTTTCAACTGCTAAACGAGTCACTTTAGTTGGATCTAAAATACCTTTATCCAACATATCAACAATTAGTTCCGATTTTAGATCATAACCTAACCAAGTGTTTTCTAAAGCGGTTTTACCTAGTTCATACATATACCAAGTTGGGTTAGTATAACCGGCGTTATCTAGAATCTGAGTGAATGGAGATGACAATGATGAGTAAACAATTTTCTTACCGATATTGAAATCATCACCATCTACTTTAGCATATGTAATTGCTTCTCTAGCATATAATAAAGCGGCACCACCACCTGGTAATACTCCTTCTTCAACTGCTGCGCGTGTAGCGAATAAAGCGTCTTCAACTCTATCTTTATATTCTTTTAATTCAATTTCATTATTACCACCTACATTGATAATAGCTACTCCTCCAATTAGTTTACCTAAACGTTCTTGTAGTTTTTCTTTCTCAAACATTGATTGAGCAGTATCAATTTGTGTTTTAATTTCTTCTGCTCTAGCGGTAATAGCTTCTTCAGTACCTTTACCATCAACAACAGTTGTTTTTTCTTTAGATACAGTAACTGTTCTTGCTTTACCTAAGTAAGATGCTAATTGAGCAACATTAATTTTGTCTAGTTTTAAACCTTTATCTTTAGAAATTACTTGACCACCAGTTACGATAGCTAAATCTTCTAATAATAATGTTTTACGTTCTCCAAAGTCAGGTGCTTTAACAGCTACTGCTTTAACAATACCTCTCATTTTGTTAACAATAAGTGTTGCTAATGCTTCACCATCAATATCTTCAGCTACAATCAATAATGATTTATTTTCACTATTTACTTTTTGAAGTACATTTAATAATTCAGCCGCAGCTGTGATACGACCATCATAAATTAAAACATATGGGTCTTCTAAAACAGCATTCATTGTGGTGTTGTTAGTTACAAAGTAAGGTGATTTATAACCTCTATCAAACTGAATACCTTCAACTACTTCAAGTGTTGTTTCACCTGTTTTACTTTCTTCAATAGCAACAACACCATCACGACCTACTTTTTCTAAAGCAGTTGCAATTAAATTACCTGTGAATTCATCGTTGTTAGATGAAATTGAAGCAACTTGTTTTAATTGTTCTTCTGATGAAATGTCTTTACTATTTTGTTTTAATGCAGTTGTTACTTCTTTAACTGCGGCATCAATACCTTTCTTAATTTCAACTGCGTTTGCTCCAGCTCTAACTTTACTTAAACCTTCTTTAACCATTGTATTAGCTAATAAAGTAGTAGTAGTAGTTCCATCCCCAGCTGTGTTAGCTGAACGTATAGCTGCTTGTTTAACAATCTCAGCACCAATATTTTCAATTGGATCCTTAAGTTTAATTGACTTAGCAACGGTAACACCGTCTTTTGTTGCTTGAGGTAATTCATTTTCTTTTTCAATAATAACATTACGACCAAACGGGCCTAATGTTGTGACAACGGCTTTAGATAACTTATCAATACCGTCGGCTAGTTTTTGTCTAGCTTCTGTGTTGTAAACAATAATTTTACTCATAAACTGCTAATATTTCTGTTTCTTTAGTTACATAATAATCTTCTCCATCAACTGTGAGTTTCACTGAACCCATTTTAGGAATAAGTACTTTTTGTCCTGGTGTTAAGTTGGATGGAACTATTTTGTCTTGGTTCCAGTTATAAGTAGAACTTGTTGATACTACTTCTCCAATTTCTGGTCTTTCTTTTCCCATATCAGGAATTACAATGTTACCATATGTTTGTTCTTGCTCTTCAATAGGCTTGATTACAACATGGCCATTAATAGGTGTTAATTTGCTCATAAAATTTATTTATTATTAATATAATTAATTTTCTTTAGGTAGCCAATCTATTACTTCAGCTTCTTCTACTTCTTCTAAAAAATATAGAAAACCATCTTTTCTTAGTACTTTATTTGATGATTCAAATTCCATTAGTAGATCTAATACTTGATCTCTATACTTAGCATCATCTGAATAACGTGCTTTAAGAATGTACAATTTGCCTGAAAAGCGAATAAATTGGGTTATCATAACTGAGATTGACAGTAGGTCTTTTTATTTTATCCTTTTAGGATTTGTTTAGGTGATTTAATTTCAATTTTCTTTGGCTTGTTTTCTTTAGCAAATGGAATATCTAATGTTAACATTCCTTTGTCTAAACTAGCCTCTAATTTATTTAAATCATATTTGCTTGAAATTTTCCAAGCGATATCAAAACTAGCTTTTTTAATTGAGCGATGTAAATATCTATACTCGTTCTTTTCTTTTTCTATTTCTGTGTTTGATTTGCGATATGCAATTCTAAGTGTTTCTGAATCAACAATGATATCTATTTCATCATTGTTTAATCCGATTACTGCAACCTCAATTTTTAATCCATTGTCTGTTTCTTGAATGTCACAAGGATGATTAACAACTTTTTCTTTAATTGGTTTAAAGACAGAATTACTATCGAAAAATGATTTCCATAGTAAATCAAATTCCTCATTGAAATTCCAAAAATCGTTATAAGTTGGGCTTGCGATAAGATTTAACGGCTGAGAATAACTGCTACCGTTAGTTAAAAGGGCACCTGATGTGCCTGTATTAAGTGTAAAATTTGCGTTTGTGTAGTACGCGCCTGTAGTTCCTAGGCCGTCCGTTACTACGAATACATCTGTAGTACTCATAATTTATGTTTTTGTTTTTGTGTCCCCTAAGGTGACGGTTAATTAATACTCAAAACTAAGACCTACCGTATCTCGTTTTGTGTTAATAAATATATCAATTTTATTGAAGACGAACTAAGAAGTAATCAACTTTTGTTAATGGTGATTCAAAATGTATTTTCATTAGTCCTTCACTACTAATATGAATTTCACCACTTGTAAAATCAGAATTTATATCTAATGCCTCAGCAAATAACTCTATTTCAAATGGCATTTTCATTAAACCAAATTGTGACTGACATGGTTCATTAAACTTAATTTTATTTGAATAACCACCTTCACCTCCTAAAACAAACAATGCTGTTGTTTCATCATTTTCAAAAACAGTTTCAACTGTGAAACGCTCTACATTACCTAATGCTTTTTTAGCTTTAGTAAATCGAGTAATGAAATCACTTGACATTGTTATAACACAATCATACTCTGATGGTTCATTGATTGTGTCTGGTTCTTCAATCATAGCAGCATCTGCTAAATGGTAATGTAATTCATACTGGTTATCAGATATGTTTAATTCATTTACTATATCTGCTCTACCTTTAGTAATACCTAACTGAACAAAGTTATCAGTTATCTTAACTAGTTTATATAGTTGAGTTGTACTGTAAATTGGTAATTCACAATTTTCTAAATCAAAATTAGGTGTCTCTAAAATGCCTACTAAGTTTTTATTTTCAGATAGAAAACGAATTGATAATGTCTTATCGTTAACAACCCACTTAGTGGATTCTACATTACCACCTAAGTGATATTTCTCAATGGTTGATGTTAATATGTCTTTATTCATAGATTAAATATAATAAAATTATTTGAAGGTAAAAAACTTATTTGAATAAGCATTTAAAGATGGGAACTTCCACTTTAAATCTTCATAAATACCTTGTAATTTGTTTAGTAGTACTGAATTAAATCCAGCTTCCTTATCAATAAACTTAAGTATAAACTCGTTTATGAATTCAGGATCGTTACCAGTAAAACCAAGTACATCTATTTTATATGGATTGTTTTTAAGTGGTACATAATACATTTTATCACCCTCAGTAAAACATGGATATTGTTTATCTAATTTTTTAAAGCGTAATAAGTCGTTATACCATATAGCTGCTTTCGTATTTATCGGACATTTAAGTTCCAATTTAGAGAATATCTGTCCTGATGACGGTGGTGACGCGATATACTTCTTAATGTTCTTAACTCCAGTTGGTTTAGCGATGTTTTTAATAGGTACGGTTTCTATGTAGTTTTTAAAATCAATAATTTTCTTATCAATATCTACTTTAGTTTTACCATACATGATATCTAATAAAATACCTTCACCAAATTTTCTATACAATGGATTCATGTTTGATTTCATTACATCCATTCCTTTAATATCTAGTTCCTCAGTTGGTACACCTTCTTTATTTACAATAAATTGAGCGTATCTTCTTTTACCAGCAAAATAACCTCGTTCTAGTACGACCTCTTGTTTCAATTCAAAATATTCATTGTCTACATTAAATAAATCTTTACATAGATTTTGTAGGAATGGTTTTGTTTTGTCTTGATATTCTTTAGTTATTTCAAGTGCAGTAGGTACTACTTCTTCTCTATTATTTATATTAACATCTGGTTTACGTTTAATGATTAAATCTTTTAATTCAAAAAACAAACTATCTGTGTCAGCTGTAATTACATAGTCTTTTTCTACTCCTAATTCATCACTTACTTCTTTATTTACAAAGTTAATACTTTCTTGGTCTAGTCGCTGGCCAGTGAGTGTAATTGCCTTACTGATAAATAAATTACCGTCACTGTATCGCCACCCATTTTGAGCAAAAACACCATATACGTCGTTTAATTTAATTTTAAATGTGTGTTGTAATCGATTATAATATTCACCTAATGCTGGGTCTTTCTTAACTTTATAAGCGTCTTTCATTAAGTCTTTGTATTGTTTTCTTTTATCAAACCAGTCGTTTAATATTTCCACTACAATACTTGATTTGTCTCTTCTAAACAGTGTTCCATTAGCAGATATAATTAATTGATTTTTCTCAATCATTTTAATTAAGTCACCTGCTTTAACAGATGATTGTAACACACGTCTATCAAGTGTCACTTTTTCAATAGTAATATCTTCATCTGGGTCTAGTTTCTTTAAATCACCTAAACCCCAATGATTATCATATTTGTGAGTGTTTTGTATTCTACCAATTAACGTTTCAATACCCATGTTTAAATTACGGATAATAGATGGATATAGTGAAGTAAAGTCTAAGTCACTTACCCATTCATACAATCCTGGTACTGGGTCTTTTAAATAACCACCAGCGTATTCTTCATTACCTTCTTTTAATGCTGGGTTGTAAGTTGTTGGTTTATTTGGTGAAACTATATCTTTACGTTTTAAATATGTCAATATAGCACCTTCATTTAATGCTGTTGAGTAATATATGTTTTCATATGGTGTGTGACATAAATGACATAAATTAACTGTTAAATCTATAAACTGTAATTTTTTATCTAGTTCAATTAATATCTCAACGTCACGTAAGTTATACTCAATAAATTTATTTACATCTTCTCTAAATAACTTATCTAATGATCCTTCATATTCAATTTTACCTAACTTAACATATTTTTCTCCTATGTCACCTAGTTTATAAGACGATTCTTGTTTCATAATGTACTTCTTATGAAGCAACATATAGTCAAGATGGTTAACACCTGCTATTTTAATAGACGAGTCATTTACTCCTGTTTTCTTATTAAAATAATCTTGTACACTTACTATACCTAACGGCGATAATTCTTTTGCTTTATGTTCACCAAGTACTTTACAAATTCGGTGATATAGATAAGGCATGTCAAAGAAATCACTATTCCAACCGCTAACAATAGTAGGATCAGTTTCATTCCAAATTGATACAAATTTCGATAATAAATCGGATTCGCGATCACATGGTATAATTTCTTTATTGTCTTCTTGAGCATACTGTAATTGTTTTTTCTCATCTAAAATTAAACAGTAATATTTTTTAAGTGTAACATCATATAAGGCTATAGATGTTATTTTCATTGGAGCTGACTTAATATACTCCGTTGTTAATGCTCCTCCAATTTCACACTCAATATCCAGAAATATTGTGTTGTGGTAATCAGGTGCTTTATCTTCATTCTTATAAGCGTCCACTAGTATTCTAGTGTCCATAGGAATGTCTATTTCATAATACGTTAGTGGATCGTTTTTATCACAAGTTGATGTTGGTGATACTCGTTTACCATCTAATGTTTCAAATTCACCTTTAGGATCTAATTTATAATAGGTTGGATAATACTCAAATGAGACCCATCCTTTTCTATCATCTCTTAGGTGACATGTTTTAGTTCTATAATCGTAGTGTAGTGCTTGATACATATATTAAATATAACAAGCATTATTTGGTCAACCAAATTAATTAGTAAGGTTTAACTGTTGTTACTAACATTTGGAAATGAGGCATAGTTCCTGTTCTACTACTCCATGTTGAATATGGAGATGAACAATCAAACCCAGCATTAGTATAAGTTGTTGTAGTCTGATCAAAATTACCAGCTGAAGCTACATGTCCTACATAACTAGTAGATGCTGTTAATGTTGGTTCTTTTCTTAAATAATAAACTCTATTTGTACCACCTATTGTAGGTGAATTACTTATTGAGGTGTATGTTCCTTTATATGTTGTAGATATTAAAGGTGTAATAGTAGTCCCAGCAGGTGTTGAGATCATTTTAGTGGCAAAACCAACTATATATGTGTTAGCAGAAATTGTAGAATCTGTTTGTGGTAATACAGAAGCACATGTGCCTACATAAGCTGAATTCAAACCTGTAGCAAATATAACATCAGTATTACCTACTTTAGATATTCCTGATAAACCAGCAAATACAGCGTTATAATCTGCTAATGAGCAAGAGAAAAAGTTATTTGTAGTTGTAGCATTATAAGCCGCTTGACCAGCCGCTGATAATAAATTGTACATTAAACTTCCTGTTGAGGATGAAGGAGTTATAGAAGGTGTTATACTTGGTGTAATAGATATACTAGGTGTAATTGTTGGTGTAATAGATATAGTTGGAGTTATACTTGGTGTTATACTTGGTGTTCTAGTTATACTTGGAGTGACTGTTGGAGTCACTGAAGGTGTTCTAGTCACACTTGGAGTAACAGTTGGAGTAATTGAAGGTGTTCTAGTAGGTGTCACTGTTGGAGTAAGTGTGATTGTTGGTGTGACTGTTACACTTGGAGTAGGTGATGGTGATGGACATAGTCCTGATTGAACTACAACCCCATTAGAAATTTGAGCATAAGTTCCATCATAAACATTATAAATATCATGTAACGCATAATATCCATCTGGGTATGGGGTAGTTAATGTATTATCTGAGTACCATGGTCTATTAGTAAGGAATGGGTTAGCTCCCATAGGCATATAAACATAAGCATAATCAGATATTATACTAACATTAGAACAAGCAACTGAACTATTAACTCCATAATATAACTTATCAATAAGTTGAACTAAGGATGGTAATGTTGGTGTTGGGGTTACAGAAACTGTAATAGTAGGGGTTATAGTAGGTGTTATACTTGGTGTGATAGTAGGTGTTATACTTGGTGTGATAGTAGGGGTTATAGTTGGTGTTATACTTATAGTTGGTGTTATACTAATTGATGGGGTGATAGATGGAGTAGCTTTAGGCAAACCATTGTTTTCAATAAACATAATAGATCCTACTTTAACAACAGCTGGTGTAGAGCGTTGAGATTGAGGAGCAATACTTTTAAAATTGTATTTTGACATATTATGTTTTGTATAAATATATGATTAAAAAAGGCATCCATTTGGATGCCTAATTTATAATAATATTTAATTTTAAACGTAACTAGCACTACATGCTAAGTCACATGTTGTAAAACTACCTGTATAGTTTATAAAATAAGAAACATTACTTCCTGATGTTATTGTTGAAATTGGTTGGTAAATATATGATGATGAAACATAATAACTACCTAAACTTAAACTAGCACTATAACTAAATATAGTTGTTTGTCCAGTAAAATTACCACAATGTGGATTTCCTCCAGCTCTTGAACAGTTGTATATATTAGCTGTGTACCAATTAGCTTGTGATGTGCTAGGTGTTGGTGTAATACTAATTGTTGGAGTTATTGATGGAGTCACTGTGATTGATGGAGTAATTGATGGAGTAACTGAGATACTTGGTGTGACACTTATTGTTGGTGTAACACTTGGTGTAACTGGGGGTGTTGGTTGAGCTATTACAGCTGATATTGATTTTTCGTATAAACGTTGAGTTACTGGCATTTTATGTTTAGTTTAATATAAATATGTAACTCTATTGAATCTCGCTTATTTTTCTAATTCTTCTATCATACTATCTTTAACTAAAGTTATAACACCCGCGTATAACGGGTGTTCTTTATTAACTTCAACTACTTGACCTTCAAAATATATTTCATCACGCCAACCAAACTGTTTTAATACTTTAAACTTTCTAACTTTAGAATCATAAGGAAATAACTCATTGAGCATATCTTTACGTTCTCTACAACCGCATCCTTCAGCTCCTGCTAATTTAGCAACAGCATCTGCTACTTTATCAATACCAAAGAAATGTGTTACTTTAGCTATTGTATCTCCTAGTCCTTTTGATGGTTGTGATGGGTCAAAGTTTTCCATATTATTGTGCTTGTCTTTGTTTATCGTTTTGCCACTGTCCATCATATAATTCAGTTACTGATGTACTTTCGTGGAAGTAAATTTGTGCTACACGAGCATCCTTTTCAATAAATATTGACTCAAACACATACATTAATGTACCCATGTTTTGTGTTTGAAAACCTGGATCGAATACTGGTGAATTAATTATGGCACCATTACGATATAATGATGAACGTTGTTTAATAAATCCAGTACGATTTGATGGTATTCTACATCCTTCATTAAATGTGATATCATAAACACCAGGTGTTAATAACCATCCTTCATGATTTTCTTCATCATGAGTAGTCTCTAGTGGTTGACTATAATCACATAACACTGTTGTGTTTTTTAAAATACGACCTGGTTTTTCAGCACCGCTTATCTTACGTACTGATTGTAGTGTAATATCATATCCTACCTGTGCGGCTTTACCTTTTGAATGGTCTAATACAAGTAAATTCTCTTGTGAAATCTGATCTGCGTTTAACATAATTTTTATTTTATAATTCTTCTATAATACCAAATAACTCAGCGACTATAAATGTCGCTCCAGCCATATATAAATTTCCAGTTGCTAGTGCTGCGGCGGCTAATATCCTAAGTATTGACTTAGCTATACTAATTTTAAAATGCCAATTTGTTTTTGATTCTTTTGGTTGCATATTATTTCATTTTAGTTCCATTAACTTCAATTGCGTGTAAAAACTCTTCACGAATTAAGTTATCTTTTTCCATAAACACACCACTAAATTTATTTGTAGTCATTACAGATGGGTGTTTAATACCTCTGTGTGAACAACAAGTATGTTTACAAGCAATACTAACTGCTACAGATGGACAATCCATTTTAGTAGCTAAGTAATCATGAATTTGTTGTGTTAATGACTCTTGCATTTGTGGACGGCGACTAAACCATTCTACAATACGATTTAATTTACTTAAACCAATTACATTTTCACCTGGTATATAAGCTACAGTTGCAAATCCAGTAAATGCTAAGTTGTGGTGAGCGCACATACTAACAATAGGAATACCTGATTGTACTACTAACCCACTATAACCTTCATCATTTGGAAATACTGTAATGTTTGGTTCGTCAGTAATTGAACCTACGATTAAATCTTTTAACCATGCTTTAGCTACACGACGAGGTGTATCTTCAGTTTGACGATCTGCTTTATAGTCAAATCCTACTGCTGTAAGGAACTCACCATACGCTTCAGCTGCTTTATCAATCATTTGACTAACTTCAGCTTCAGTACGAGGTAAACTACCATTTGATTTTTTTAATAATTCCATTTGTCTAATTTTTATCATTTAATTTATTAAGATCTTTTTGGGTCTCCAAAAACTTCATTGCCATCATAGCAGCTAAAGTTGACATTTGGTCCCATAATTTGTTTATGTCTTTTTTCTGTTTGTGTATTACTATCTGTTGATATATTTGAAGACCAAGTAAGAGTGAACATACTCCTAAGTAAACATTCTCCATTGTGATTTCTATGTTCATATTTTATTTTTTATAATTCCAAAAGTAGCGTTGTGATGAATTTTTATTTGATCAGTTAGATAATGCCTAACTATCCCTCCATCACATAAAACAACACACCAAACATCATTTTCAAATGCTCCTGAGTTAACTACATATATAGCGTAGCCTTCTTTATTGTCTTCTACTATTACTGGAATAGGTTGTTTGAATTCTAACATTATACATTTAATGTTTTATCCCAAGCTGAGATATGTAAACGAGTTAAACCTCTAAATTTATATTTTTTAGCCATTTCTAAAACGAACTGAGTGCGTTCGTGGAAGTCAGTTTGGCTATCTAGTCCTGGCATACAAACCACATTGGTAAGAGGTATGCTAAATGGTACGATAAAATCACGGAATATTTCTTGTACGTCTTCTTCATTGGATATAACAAATTTAAATGTGTAATTAGAATGTTCCATAATGCGTCTAATCGCTTCTGGTTTAATACGTTGTTTCTCAGTCATACCTGAGTTTGTTAATTTAGGTGAACTATTAATTTGATGTAATTCATTAAATAATTCGTTTCCTATTTCAACAGTACCATTTGTTTCAATTTCATTATATGGTGTAATTGAATTATCTTTTTCATACCAATAATTAAAGAAATTAACAATTGCTTCTTGATGTCCTACAATTGTAGGTTCACCACCAGTCCAAATCAAATGAATTGTTCCGTTTTTGATATCATCATAGATACCTTGTTCCATCCATCTATCAATTAGATATTGGAAGTCTTTGTCTTCACCTCTCCAAGCCCATTGAGATGTACTATCACAAGTCCAAGTTGCTTTACCTTCTAGTTCTAAATCACCTTTGAATATCTCACCATCAGCTAATTCTTTCTCATTAATTAACGCCTTTAAAAAACGGTTAGACATACCACAAGTTAAATTACATAAACCTAGTCTGATAAAATAAGACGGAACACCTGTACTAATACCTTCTCCTTGTACTGAGTAGAAGTCGCTACTGATTAATAGTTTGTGTGGATTTATTTTGCTCATATTATTTATTATTATATTGATTTAAAATTTGTTCAGCATGTGCTTTAGCTGTTTCCCATGTTACAGGACCAGTTTCATCAGCATAAGCTACTGGATCAGGACGACCTAATTTAATGAACGCTTCAATACGTTCTACTGATGCTGCTGATTTATAATCAGAATACCATGTATTATTAATATTGATTGGTTTATAAGATGTGTTAGTACGTTTATATACTTCATCAAAATCCAATCCTAATTGTTCACAACATTCTAAACCATGTTTTAAGATATCGAATTTATCTACTTCTAAGAATGGAGTTGATATTGTTACTTTTTCAGAACCCCAATTACCTAATTTAAATGCTTCAAAGTCAGCATCTCTAAATTCTTGTCTACAATCAGGATAAATTGAATGATCACCTGCATGTATTCCCATTGCAATAGTACATTCAGCATTATTTTGTTCAGCAATTGATAATGCTACTGCTTGAATGATTGACGCAAATATTTTATTGCGATTAGGTACTACAGTTGCTTTCATATTTTCTTCAGCATAGTGTCCTTCAGGAACATCAGTTCCGCCTTCTACTAATGATGAATTTAATAATTGAGATAAACCATCTAATTTAATAATTTGATGTCTTACAAAACTAGATATTGTACAATCTGAATTGATATAATCAACTAATGATTTTGCTCGTTCTAATTCAACTTTATGTTTTTGACCGTAATCAAAACTCAAACAAGTAACTTCATGTCCGGTTGCTAATAGGTGGAGTAATAATGAGCTTGAGTCCATACCACCTGATAGACTTAGTACTGCGTATTTTTTCATATTAGAATCTATTTGCTATTTTAATAATTGTTTGTTCTTCATCCTCAGATAACATATTCCATTTATCTCTTAATTTAGCTAAAGCATCATTAAAGAAACTTTCAGCAGCGTGTGTAGGTGGATCTAATTTTCCATTTAATTCTTTAGGAATAAAACCATCTTCATAAAGATCATCAACTAACTGTTGTTTTTCTTTATCACGCATATTCCATAATACTT